TCCTTGTTCGGCATATCTCTGAATCGATCTGTGCCGCCCGAAATACCCACACGCTTAAAATGGTATCCGCCCGCCAAGGCTTTGCGTAACCGGCGACACAAACTGTCCACCTGTAGTCCGGGCTTGCCAGCAATAAGCCGTGTCATTGGTGCCGCACCCGCCTCACGCCGCACTTGAAAGTCATTACTCGCCGTGGGACGCGCATTAAGTCCTAGCGTTCTCAGGTGATCGAAACTTGTCACCTCAAAAATTTCATCGCGCTTTTGACCAGCCGGATCACCCCACACCAAAGGATCACAACCCTTAAAGCGCGTATTCAATTCATAAAGAAGCATTTGGCCGAAACGCTCCAGCCCCATATCGGTCGTAACCAGTTCGTATAAAATTTTCCACGTTCCCTGCGAAGTGCGCTGACCAAACACCGCCGCGGGCGTCAAACCAAAATCAAGCCCCACATGGATAGGCAAGCTGTCGTCAAGCTGAAGCCCCTCGGCGCTCATGGTTACATCATCATATTCTGTCCAGACGGGACGCCCTTCTTTCACAAAAACGTATTGGCCACCGACATAACATTGAATCCAATCTAAATCCTTGCCGCCAAGTTGTTGATGATAATACCCCTCGGGTAAATTATTTATGTTCTCCGCTTTGTCATTTGGAACCCACCACCGGTTAGCCGCGGGAACAGCCCCCTCACTATCTGGCCCCGCCTCTATCATGCCTCCGGGCTGACGAAAAAACGTCCACTTATACTTGCCCTTAACTGGTTCCTTTTCCGCCAGATTGTGCCACCAATGGTCATCATCCATCGGATTGCTATCCGCCCAAATACCCCGCCACGGCGCACCGCCATTTCCCTTTGTTGGGTAGCGCCCGACGCGGTGTGTCAATCCCTGAATCACGGCAAGCGGTAACTCCCGCGCCTCATTCACCCAGCCGCCCGTCAATTCCAGCGACAATAATTTCCGCACATCTTTAGGCTGATCCAACGCCAAAAAGATTACCTCGCAATCCAGCCCTGGCACCTCATCACGCGGCGGCAATTTCAAATGATGTGTAATCGGTGGCGACCAGCGCAACGGCCCCCACTGGTTCTCCGGGAACAACTCCGTCCAAGTCTTCAAAGTCGTTGTGCGTAACTCCGGGTAACTGTTCCTTACAACCACAAAGCGCGTATAGCGGATATTATCTTTAGGCGACGGGGGTTGTTTCGCCGCTCGCAACATGACTTCCGCCGCACACGCATAACTCTTTCCCGATCCCACAGGCCCCATAAGTCCACGAAAGAAAGAATTATCACCTAAAAATCTCCATGTTGTTGGTGCCTTGGAAAAATCCAGATTCAACGAACCCAGAGTATCCATATCCTCAACACGACGCTTGCGCCGCGATGATCTATCGTCGTTTCGCCTTGCCATGACCTGTAATCGGAACTGCCTCTAGTTCATATCCCAATGCTTGAAGTAACCTGTCTATTGTCTCAATATTCGTTCCATGTTTATTCTTTTCGATAGCGTTAAGCGTTGACTCCGAAACTTCCGCTTCAATCGCCAAAGTAAACTGGCTCCACTTCTTCTCCAGACGTAATTCCCGTATTGTTTCATTCGTCCAATGTGCCATCGTCCTCCGGGCCTTTTAGGTTTATGCCGATTAAGGTGGGCCGATTAACATCTGAATTTACCTCCAATAGTCCGTGGTGCTTTGCCAACAGGCGTAACGCCGATATCTTATCGTGCATCTCAACTTCTACATTCTGACCATGCTGTGTCGCTGTAACCTTCACCCGCTTTACCGCTTTCCGCGCCCCATGACTCAAATCATCAGAACCCTTAAACTCAACACGCCCATACTTATCCCAGGCTAAAATATCCGTGATCTCTGAGGCCCCTATAGCTTCCAATTCCTTACGCACCGTTTCGCGCTTCTCCTCATCCAAAGAAGCCAACGCCGCCCGCGCCTCGCGCACTGATATGGGTTTACGACTCATCGCTCATGCCAACAAAACACCCGCCGCAAGACATACGACCGCGCCATAGACAACCCAAAATACGAAAGCGTAATCCACAATGCCGCATGCACTGACGGCTCATAGCCAAACAGCGGCAAGCAATAAAACGTAAACAACCACGACACGACCAAGCCAATCCCGGCATTACACCACGCTTCAATAAGCGACATTTTGCGGGACTGTTTAGGCATTAGACCCTACCCCCGATCCGTCACAGACAGCACACTCCTGCACATCAACACCCGCAAACATGCCACTACCATTAGTGCGCCCCACCATTACCGGGATGTAGCCCTCACCCTCACAAATATTGCACCGCCCATAATCCGGAGCTATCCGCAAATCACGATGACGCCCTGGAACCCGCGTCAAAACCCCGTTATGTATCGCCCGCCGTATCGACCACGCCGCACCCGGATACGAAAGCCCGGTAATGTAAGCAATGTCGCGTATCGTCGGCCCGCGGTTTTCCTTCTCCCAAAACTCGGCAACAATTTTAAATAATTGATTATCCCTCTTATTTTTCATCGCATAGCTCCCAAGCCAACGCCGCATAACCAATTAAATCGGTGTGGCTGTCCTTATGGTTAGGGGTTTCGGCAAGTCGCGCTATCTTTACGCCCGCCATACACAAAGCGACCTGTTGCGGCGTGACAGAATGTCCCAAAACAACACTCCATATCGCCGCAATACGCTCATGGTTCAGCTTGGCATCGCCATACGTCTTAGCACGGTCGCCAGTAATTAAGTCTTGCGCTTCGGCAAGTATGTCGTTGCGTTTTGTCATCGCAGTAAATTCGCAATAATTTTGAGCGAACCCCCCCTAGACAAGCCGCGGCGGGTGGGGGGAGAGGGGCGGGTGGCGCGTGTTTTCAATGATTTCAATGACTTGCAGTCTCTATTCTTTAGTATAGGCTTTGCAACTCTCATAATAGGCCGGCCCAATTTGCTACCTGCTTTATATTTTGGGGTGCTGATTTTCCCTGCGCCAACCGCTCGGCTGTCATTTGCTCAGCGTATTCCCGCAGTTGTGCGGGCTCCACGCCACTGCCCGCCAGTTCCGCCGCAACATCTAGCTGATTATCCAAAATGCGGTGCTGGCCAGACGCCGCAGCCACGCCAGCGCAAAATGCTTGAGCGAGAGATTGCGTATTCATCCCCCGGACCCCCTTCCTTTTATGCTCATCTTGCTGCGGTATTGCCTCGTCCAATTCCGCGACGACTAGCGGCTTGGGTGCGGCGAATTGCTCATAGGTCGGCATGGGCGTTGCGGCGCCCTCATACAACACTTGGAACCTTGCCGTATACCAGCGCCCCGGCTGTCGGCGTGGCACGGGATACTTTCGGCCCTTGAGCCGTCGCAGATAGCCCGCATCGACAAGGCGCTTGAAGTGTCGCGTGATTGTCACCGGCTTACGGCTTACATGGCGCCCGACTGTTTCCCGACTCGGCCAGCAAATGCCATACTTGTTAGCATGAAGGCATAGCGCCCCTAACACTCTTAAAGATGTGCTATGCAGCGCGTCGTCCTGAATGGCTCGCGCGGGCATAATAGAATAAAGCCGCGTATCCGGTTTATTTTCAAAATGGGATTTCATCGTCAAACTCGTATTTCTGTTGAACTTTGCTCACTTTGCTTCCGGGAAATGTATTCTTCACCTTTAGCACTTCCGGCGAAATGAACTTGACCAGCTCGGAGATATGAAAGGCGCCGGGATGTTCAGCGATATCTGCGATGGACGCGGCGCTTGTGTAAATACAAACAGTTTGGCCGCTCGGATGTTTGCCAACCCATACCGCTTCACCTGGCGGCTTTTTTCCCTGCGCCCTTGCCGCACCATCGAGCGCCCACCAAGCCCGGCGCATTGCGTTAGCGGCTTTTCTAATTTTTGGCTTGTTGTCGGATTCAATCGCCGCGTTCAGCTTTTTAAGTTGAGCATCAAAACGCGCCCCAAGCTCATCATCAACTTCTAGCCTCAATCTATCGACGCCCCATGCTTTTTCTATCTCACTAACGACGCAATCCAAATCTTCTAATTCAGTCAATTTTGCGTCGGACACTTTCCGGACAGGACACCCTAAGGGGTTGTCCATGTCTGTCCGGAGCGTCACGTTGGCCGGGGTTTTGTCCGGATTTTGTCCGGTGTGTGTCCGGGTTTTTTTAAATTGCTTGTAACCCATTGATATTGCTCTCCAATCTGGAAACCATAGTTTCGGACAACTTGTCCGGGTGACTTGTCCGGGTTGTCCAAAACCACAATAACCATATTTTAAACCATATATTGCTGTTTTAGGTATTGCAAATGTTTTGAGGATAATATAATAAGAACATACGCGGCACTAAACGCCGCGCAAAACAGGCATAGGAGGCCTAGCAATGAACAAGCACAACCACCCAAACCCACATCAATGGGCGCAGTCATTCTGGAATGCGGGAATCACCGCCGACCAACCTCAAACCGTAAAAAATGAGATTCGCGCCGTTCTTTACTGGGGTCCACGCGACCGAACCCGCACCCGCTACATGCAAAAAGAGGTGTTATTTTTACTTTCTAAAATGGGGGGCAGATAAATGGATTGCAGAGAACAATTAGCCAGCACATGCCGCCGCATTGCTCAGGAAATCACTGAGGGTGCTGAATATGAGTATTGCCCGGAGTGCGGTTGTGACACTTGGGACGATGATTGCTGTGACGATTATAAAGATCAACAGCAGTCCGGATTCGACTACATCAAAGACGCTTTAGACATTGAATATGTTATGTCGGGTTCTGGCGATTATCTGGGCGCCTCAATCCTAGTTAGTTTTGGTGGGCCGAACATCTGGATCGACACCCGTCACAAACAAGTCAAAGGCGCTTGGTGGGGCGATAGTGCAAGCTATAGTTTCTATGATGATCCTATGGGCGTTGATGATGCCTGCGCAGAACTTTGGAGGGCGGCAATATGAACGCGCAGAAAATCAAACCCTATTACGTCGCCGTCGAATTTACACAAGGCGACAAACTTGGCCGCGTTGAAATTTGGAAAGATTATGATCCGAATTTTGTTTGGGGTTCGCCACTCTATCGCGTCATCGGATTTTACGATGACAAACCGACAATTGAGCAAGTGAGGGCTGCACAATGAAAACCGATATTTGTTTATTAGCAATCGGCGGCGATTGTTCCGCGCATGGAATGGGTAATATCCCTGATTTTATACCTATTGAACGCGAGGACGTTGGACTTGTTCGCGCATACCTTACGAACGAATTAGAGCGGCAATTCCTAAGAGTTGAACGCCGCGATTATTTTCGCGATTATTTTGACGATGCCGAGAAATATCAAACGCTTTTGGCTGAACATTTTCGTTTAGGGAATGAATTAATTGAACGGGGCGTTTTTCATCACAAATGGCACAACCGCACACAATGGATGTTGTGGGAACTGTTGGATGGAATGCCAATTAACGTTGATGCGGCCAACGCTTGCCATAAAGGAGCGCAAAATTCTGTGCGAATGGTGGCGGCATGAAACGCGCATTCACAACAGCCGCCGAGGCGCTTGTATTGATCGGCATATTCGGCGGCGCCTTAGTTTTCTATTCACTAGCACCAGAACTTAACGCCGCGATGCTTGCGGCAATGGGGAGGTAAAATGACCACGACAGACAAAGAGGCAATCAATATCATTTGGTGGAAGCTGCATTCATACGCCGAAGACAGTTTAGGCGGCATGATCGGCAACGGCGATCATGATGATCCCGACATGGACAATACCTATGCCGACGAATGGGCGGAAATTTGCGAGGCGATGGCGCATATCACCGAACGGATGGGGGACGAAAGCAAATGACAACCACAATTCACGAGAAGATGTTCCCGTTCGATGAAATACGGGCTGAACCGCACGGGGACTATTTTGACAGCGTTTCCGATGCGATGGAGGCGGGGTTTGACTTAGATCAGATATGGTCTGTCGTCCACGGTGACGATAATTCCTACTGCTACGGGCCGCACCTTCACTATGTCAATTTGCTAGGCTATGTCTGCACAAACGAGCGGCATGACGGCAATACATATTATATCGAAGTAGACGATTGGGAGACCGAAAAATGACCGGATACAACCACCAAGACCTTTTAGATATAGGAAAATTTGCGGGCAATTGCGCGCAGTGTGCATTTCAAGCCTCGTATTTGGTTAACGTCGAAGAACGTAAAATTCAGCTTGAAAATTTAACCGACAACATGGTTCATTTTTACAAGCTGTTGTCGACTTTGGTTGATGAGTGCGGCCCAAGGGAGGAAAGCCAATGACCGACACAGAACGCAAAAGCTTAATCTATGAAGCCCGGCAACTTTACCGCGATTGCGGCTATGTCGAGATAGATAATGACGCGAAAATATCAGACGCCGAAAAGGGCGCATGGGTGCAGGCGTGGGTATGGATTGATAAGAATGACCCCTGAGCTATTCAAGAAAGCTGGCGCCGCATTATTTGGCGAGCGTTGGCACCACCCACTAGCCGAAGCGCTGGGCGTCAATCCGCGCTCAATACAACGCTTTGCTAGTGGTAGCCGGG